GGTGGAGCTATCGCCATAGCAATACTTGCAGTCTTGCTTGCGACATTAGCAACAACAGGAACAGCTTCTTTAATTCCTTCCCACATGTCATTCATGAAACCTTTAATAGCACCCCAAATGTCACTGAGGTGTAAGGGGTTTTCATGATGCTGTGGTAAACGAGAAACAATGGACATAGCTTTCATCACCATTTCTGGCGAAGCTTTTGGGTCCTCCGTATCCCGCCACTGATCAGCGGTGCGAAACTCCAAAGCAGCAGCAACAGTTATATAACCATCCTGTCCGTCAACATCTGTGACGGAAACAGAAAGAGCCAAATAATCACTGGGAATCTCTGCATCCCACCAACCGGAAACAAAGTTTCCGTTGGTATGGATGTTATTCTCAATGAAATCTATATCATGTGGTTGTGTTGGTTTAAGGAAACCATAATAACCGTTAACTGCGTTTGAAGTATAAGCACCTCTCTGAACCGAGATGGTATCGAAAGATCTAAAATTGCGCCAATCCCTACCCTGCGGTATCTGGACGGCGGCAATCTTTCCTTGTCTATTTAAAGGACTAGCTTGATTTGTCCACATTAGACTAGCTCCATAAAGTTTAATAGCTTCTGCTGCTTCATCAGCCTTGTTCAAGTCTGGAACTGATTGATGGCACCACATAGTAACTAAGCTAGTTGGCACGGTACTGTACTTCTCATTCACAGAAACTGATCCAAGAAATGTGGTAGGCAAAGTGGTTCCGATATCATATCCATAGTATCCAGAGACACTAGGGGTTATGAAACCCTGAGCACCACTCGCCACACCAAACACTGGAATGTGCTGTGTACAAGAACCATCGATATTCAATACGTAAGCGTAAAGATTTATACCGAGATTAGCTGAGTTTATGTTAGTTACTACCAGATCAGAACCCGCCGACACCCAAAAGAAACTTCTCTGGCTTTCCTTGCAACGACCCGGATATAACACAGGACCGTGAGGCGAAGCCTCACTTGTTACCCACGTTAAAGGTGGCACAGGTAAAGGACAAACAACGGCTCCAATGTTGTAACCATTGCCAGCAAAACTATACGAGTAGGTACTCCATATAGGAGCTGGAGAAATTGGAGAGTAAGGAACACTCCTTGGGTAAATCAGGAACCGTCGTGGGTCCCTGAAAACAAAAGCCATCATGGTATTATTTATGAAGCTTGTTGACTTGGTATCAAGCACTTTGAAAGGATTAGCTAAGGCAGTCGGGTATGAACCAAAAGTACTCCCTAACCTTTCGGGAGGGAATTCTTTTGGGGCTGACACGGTCAAGATGATATTCTCAACTCTACGTGCCATGCTTTCTTTCATACGAGCCTGACTCAACGTGTTCTTCGCTACTTGTCTACCTGGTCTCTTGCTTGTGTGAGGTTGCTTGCTAGACAACTCTTTTGCCAGTAGCAGCTTTCTGGCCTTCTTTTGGATCTTACGGGAACGAGGGGGAGGGCCATGGCTAGCCAATCCTGGCTTTAATGACATATTGGCTAGTTTATTCGATAGAGCTTTATCTTTCCCCATTGTTCCTATTGTGTTTTCGGTGCTTCCACTTACTCACAATCCCGATCAATATATTCAATCGGGAAGAAAGGGACCGGAGCTTCCAAAACACGTTGCCGTGCCCCGAGCGCCACCAATTCTTCGTGCTCTTTTTTATGAACATCCCAATCTGGCAGCTGAAATTCCTTCCATAAGAACCTGATCTTTTGCATATCATAAAATGCAAAATTCTTAAAAAAAGAAACCCTGGCCGACAAATACTCCTGGGAACTCAAACCATAACGCTTCATATTAACATAGAGTTTTGCCAAACTCTTTTCAGGTTTGATATTCTGAAGTATCTTGTGTTTAGAATCTTTATCCGGTGTGATCCTGGGATCAGCTTGCGACATTTTAACCTCTACTAACGTACGAGAACAAAAAGACTTATCCTCATCGAATTTGAGTTTTTTCCCAAACTCAGCAAATTGCTTAACATATGCTTCTTTAGTTAAGCAACTAGGCGACTTAAAAGGACGACGGTCAATAGCGCCATCATCCCCCATGAAAGAAACATGGCAACAATACTTCTTTTGACAATCTGCAAAAGTAGCATGCTGGCAGTAGCCCAAATTCTTCAACGCTAGCAAATGGCAATACAACATGGTTATATTATTACGCCACAGCGTGATCCATTCACCGGAATCCACACGCCCCACATAAGGTGGCCTGTAAGCATTTCCATCGGACAAAACATACGCTGCCGTCATCTTACCCATTGTTCTTTTGTAATGACACGCCAGCAAATATTGTAGTGAACTCGGACCCCAAATCCTCTTAAAAACCTCGTGATGCGCATTCAAATCCGCGACAGTAGTCGCCCAATCCAAATAACTAACGTCAACATCATGCCATCCAGCCGGCAATCGCGTACTTAAAGTAGCAGCCGTCTTGACATGATCCAGGTCCTTGGTATTCAAAGAAATATCAAGAATCGGGGTCTCATTTAGTTTCTGGAATAGCCACATACCCAACATAGTAATGTGAGCAGCTGGGTTTTGAATCAACCTAAATCTACCTTCATCAATCTTTGATTGCGGGTGGGGTTCCCCCTTAATGAACAAATCAAGAAGTATATCGTAAGGTTTATCTTCACGTATATTTTCTATCACTGCCCAACACTCGTCAATGGTATCTTGACTCTTAAGCTGGTCCAACGATATTTCGCCAAACTCACTAGCATCCCGGCCGACTAAGTTACCTTTTGTCGAGCCTTTAAGCGTGGCTGGCAAACGTCCAGTACCTTTACTGGCCACCTTTGAGAAAGATGGACTCTTTATCCAAGCCCTAAATTCTTTCGCAAAAGTGTCTTTGGTTAAAGTCCCGATATCCACTGTAGTAGACCTAATCTCCTGCAACTTGGTTTTTGGGAACAGATCCATAATCCTACTGATTATAGTCTCATCCAATCCTTGCCTTTTATCAGCAGCACGAGCTTTCTCATGCAAACTCCAATGGACTTTCAATGAAGTTGTCTCGGCTGCCGCATCGGTTGGGGGCCAGGCTAACCCTCCGAACGGAATTTTGGGGTTCTCTTTCACCTTCTTAATTTTCTGAGAACAGATTCTTCCCAAGGGTTGTAATTCCATTCCTTCAGAACTCTCGCGTCCTACTATTTTAGTCTTTATTTCCCCGCTAACCAAACGTTGGCTTAAGCCTTCCTCAGAATCCAGAAAAGTGATTTTCTTCCCTTTCCTTTTCTTCCTTTTCTTTTTTGACTCAGCCTTCGGAGCTTGTGAGCCCGCGGGTGCTTTCGGAACAGCGTGAGCTGGTTCATTATTGGCCTTTGTTTCTTCCCGTTCTCGAGAAAGGTCTCCAGCCATCGTAGGAGCCTTAGATTCCCGGAACACTGACGTATCCATCCAAGTGGTTTCAACAAAAGTAAAGACTCCCAGACCCTGATCATCATCCAACTCTGTCAGAATATAGTCCCTTTTGCTATTCTCATCGACAAAAGAAACTGGAGATCTAGGTCTAAGATCTTCTTTCACGCGCCTGATAACACTATTAAGTTCGTCACCAAGCACCTCAGCGTTGAAATACAACGACAGCCCCCTAAGATTGTCGGCCACCAGGGAGACCAGCTTCTTGTTACTTCCAAATTTAACATCATAACGAATAATATGGTGTCCCGCGCCAATGGTCCAGCGTCTCTTTTCAGAAACGTAAACCCTGACACTTTCTCCAACGTAATCATCATATTGTCCTTCGGACGTCCACTGAGATCTTTCCAAGTAATCATAGTCTTCCCGAGATGGTGGTTCTGATTCCATCCAATTCTCGTCGCCATATGACTCATCGGAACTATCTTCCTCAAGCCTGACCTCTTCCGGTTCCTCGTAAATCTCATCATCCTCATAAGCATCCTTATCACGTTGTCCTAGTCGTTCGTAACTATTTTTCCTGTCACGATGTGAGGCAACCCTTCCGGTTTTATCCAAATGAGGAGGTACGGTCCCAATAGGGGCCGCATCCAATGGTTTAACACCAGTAGGTGCTCCAAGAACAACCTTAGCTGTTTGAGAATAATATCTCTGACTGTCTGTATCCACTTTTACCGCTATAGGTTCGTTACTACCACTATTGCGAGGTATCGTCAAATTCGCCAAATCTTCCAATTTGGACTTTAAAACTGGCTTTACAACAGTTTGCATCTCCGGCTGTTTTTCCACCTTCTTATTCCAGTCGGTGGCAGTGTTAAAATATTTCTCAACCAATAAAACACGCCTGTCGAGATAATCAACGACGTCCTGTTTTGTAAGACATACGCCGACCTCCATACTATCCGCCCAAGAGCTCGAGAATTTCTTCTTAAACTCCGGAACGGACAGTAAACGACCAGCCTGCATGTCCTCAAATTGATTTTGCATCTTTGGTAAATCCACTTTCAACACTGAACTTCCCGATTCAGTCTTAACTTTCGTAAGAGGAACCTTCAAATCTTCATAGAGCATCCCAGTGGACACGCCTAAATACTTTTCATCCAACATCATCAATGTGTGAATTAGAGAAGCATTATAAGCATCGCCAATAAAGGATTCTTTCCCTACTCTGTTTAGAAAATTCTTCTTATAATGTTCATTATAAAAATGCATCAATGCCCTAACATGAAAACCGCGATTTCGAGGAACCAGAGAATCTCCCTGGTTCCCGACTGCGTATCCCTGATGTAAGGCAACTAGCCTTCCTGAACCGTCAAATATCGCTCCACCACTAAAACTGTCCATGGTATCAATATCATGCATGAAAACTTCATTACAAGTGCCGTGAAGCTCTAACAATTTGCCATAAGCTTGCGCGGGCTTGCCTTCGACGACCGTATTCATTGCCAAGTTATTCCACTGATGCGAAATAGTAGCTTTGGCAACTGGGACTGCGCCCACACCCGTCAAAGGAGTTGTAAAAAAGCAAACATCCGCTTCCAGCAATTGGGCTTTCTTTTTGACGAAATTCTTATGGTCAGACCAATTAAATTTCATTAAAGAACCCAACACGGGCGACCAGAGTTCAATCTCCGGTTGTCTGCCTTCAGCTTCGAAAGCTATCAAAACCCGATACAACGTCACGAACACATGAGAAGCAGTCACCCAGGCACAACAGTCGTCAAACTGCTCTACCTTGATGGCTCTTCCCACTGTCGTCCCATTGACACGGATCTTAACTTCCGGCTTGAAATATTGTTTTGGAGTCACCAAATGTGGTGGTAAATTATTGCAAACTGCCTCGCGACCAACTGGTAAAGCTTTAGCAACCAATGGAAATTTATAATTTCCAACTCCGAGAATCTTATTAGTTTTGAAATACAGGTAACCCTGTTCGTCAACCTTAGTGACCATCAAATCGTCTTCAGTCAAAGTTTGAACACTACGTCCAGCCCACCATTCCCGCACTAAAATAAGCTTACGCCTAAAAAAAACCAGAACAGCAAGGGCCGAACATAACGCTCTAAACATGAAGACAAAAGGGTAAAAAACCACAAACATTCCCATCAACAAGAAACTGCCAAACCAACTCATGAAAGCAGCGAGAGAAGCAAAGATCTCCCTAATAAAACTTCCAAATTTTGATTCTTTCGTCTTGTCCTTAAGACTACCATACGCCAAGCATATGCAATGTCCTAAGAATGCTGTCAGCCACCAAAGGAGAACGAAACTCCAACTAGCAACCCAAACATAACAAAACAAACACAAATACCCATCGTAAACGTGAGAAAACAAATGAGTACCTAGTCTATAAACAAAAACTGATTCTAAATCGAACCTAGAAAATCGCTCAAAAGCAACTTCAGCCAACAAGGGCAATTTCTCATAATAAAACAAGAAATATTCAGTAGCCTTAGCATAATTGTTTCTAGCACACTGCGTCGTTTCATTAAATGAATTGTAATCTGGAGCCGGTATTTCACGGAGACCCATGAGTAGCACGCAACGCTGCGACATCGGTTCACCCCTAGATTGTACGTGGTGACATTTACGCCATTCCATGTCCAAAAGATGGGAACTCAACCGGTATCTTTCAGCCATGCCTATATCTTCCAATTGATTTGCGCTCGTTATACCATAATCCACATAAGTAGGGATCATATCAGTAAGCGGGCTTTGTGGACTATATTCCTGCATGTTAATTGTTCGGGCCGCCACCAAAAGCATGAAACAAACCAAGGCCATACTAGGGCGCATGGCCCTAGATGCTCTAGATTTACTATATACATGCTTCTGAAACGACAAAAGCCCTACATTATTTATCGCGGCTCCCTCATAGAGCTTTCGCTCCACGGCATAATTAACTATCTGTCGATTAGTTAGCCTTGGGATTTTAACACCGTCTAGCCACGAATGAAGATAAACATAATCCGACAAACCGGCCCAGCGCAGCATAGAACCTACACTGAGCACTGAAACATTTGGATCATAATAACGTCCTCGAAGGATTTTCCCTCTTAAATGTTCAATTGGTTCACCGAACTCTGCTCTCAACCATCTTCGTAAGAGCCTAATCTCAGATGTCACGTTAGATCCTAACATCTGGAAAAAAGCACAAGGCATCAAAAAGACTCCAGTTGGAGAGGCCACATTGTAGATCATACACAACAAGAAACCCACTAACCAATTAGCAACATGATAGGTCCCCCTACCAACTATCCAATTGGGCATGAATCCCTCGTAAGCCGGAGCTGCCGATCCTGGCGGAACAGCTGAAACTCCAGAGATCTTAAAAAAACCATTCAACATGTGAACCCAACCAAGTTGATAACCCAGCGTGATCCCGCGTTTATAAAACGATTTCGCAGCTCTCTCCTCACTGAAGCCCAAAGAATTGAACTTCCACGGCTTCTCTGTCTCTTCCGAAAACTCTTCTTCCGCGCTTATATCACCACCAACGTACGGCTCGTAAGACTCTTCATCTTCCCAACCCAAAGGCTGAGAGTCCGAACGGGCCTCTCGAAGCGTATACAATGAACGCTCAATTCCAACAACACCAATGTCCTCAATATCCGGCAGTTGAACGGGTTCAGGAGCCGCAGCCCCTTCTTCCTCATCGCTCAACTTTCTTTTAATGGAACACTTGTCTGAAATTTTACTCATAGTAGCACTAATAAAGGGAACTTGCTCTTTATTTGTTTCC